CTTTGTAGTCTCTTTTGAGTTGAATCCTCTGTAAACAAAACTACCACTGTTGTTATCTCCAACCGAAGCTTTGTTTACTGAAACTACTTTGTTGTTATAAAGTTTATTAGCCATTATTATGTTTCCCTATCTGTATTTGCTGGGCGTTGTTGGTCAGGTGCTAGATTCTCATGTTGCGGCCAAGGCTCGTGCATAGGAATGCGTTTCATGATGCTGGTTAGCTTGCCTGCTTGATAAAGTTTGTCCCACCCTGCTGTTGTAGAAACTACCAAGTTTTCTCGTAGATCTAGAGGTTTTACGAACGTAGCTACTTCCGCGGCTGCTGCTGTAAGAGTATCGTTCATATTGATACTAGCCGCTGTTTCTACGTGATTGCCGGTGGTACTGATATTTGTATCGGCACCGGCAGTAAAATTATTACTTCCATTGGTAGCTAGATTAAAATCTTTGTAGCTGGAAATTTTTGTATCAGCACCCACCAATAAGTTGTAATCGGCGCCAACAGTAATATTAGCATTGGCATTCACCAAGAACTCTAAATCTGTAGCAATTTCAGCATGCCATCTACCAGACTCTGTTCTCATGTTTATGTTTCTGCCCGCTTCTAAATTTATATCTCTGTCTGCTCTAATATTCAAATCTGTTTCAGTATGGATGCTAACACTGTCAGCAGCAAATATATCAATCTTCCCATTAGACGTTAATTCTATCCAGGCTGTTCCTCTAGAGTTGGCTATGTAAATTAGGTCTTCTGAATTGTGCATTAATATCTGATGACCGGTACGAGTACGAACTCTAAAGTATTCGCTGATAGGAATAGTCGGATCGCCGGTTTCACCTTTGGCTACATCAGCATACTCTTCGGGACCTTCGCTCGCTGGTTTTTTTCTAAGGTATCGTTCGTCCCCGTCATCCATGACAAATTGTGTGCCGCCTAGTCTACTAACTGCTGTTGTTACAGGAGATGGTGATTGAGTAGTACCAACTGTGGATTTTTTTGCATTAATGCGTTTATCTAAAGGGCCGGGAGTTGATATGCCAAATACCATAGAAGGTACTTCTCGTCTTGCTGACGAAGTAGTAGTACCCCTAACAAAGTCTGCAATCAATCCCTGCTCTAAAAACTTTTCAGCGATAGGATGCAGTGGTTTTTTAATTTTATCAGGGTCTACTTTTAAATCAGAAGAATTTATTTTTCTGTTAATCTCAGCGACCGGTAGCGGATTACTACCGTTATTGAATCGAGTCTTATCAGTCTTGTCATAATCAACTTCTGCTGATCCTGCGATAGCAGGTACCATGTTGTTGGCAAATCTCGAGGGTACACACCCTATCCAATATCCTTGGGCAGGATCCCCGTCAATGAATACCACAATAACTGTTACGCCTACATCGGGTGGCACAAACCACATACCATAACTTTTCTGTGTATCGTTATAGGCCTCAATAGTAGGAGGCGGTTTCTTGGGATCATCTGGGTTAGTTGAGCTGTTCTGTCCCATGTATTCGTAGGCAGTATATCCAAAGAATGGCATGGCACATCGAACTTGGTACGACTGAGTTTCGTCCCCCATGTCATTGCCTTGATTCCGTAATAGAGTGACTTCAAGCCCTCCCATTAAAGACGGGTCTAGATGGTTTATTATCCTTGCTAGATAAGGACCATTGCCTACATTGCGTTTATCAGTTTGATCGGCCGATAGCCGTTTTTGTTCTGCCATTGTTTATCTCTTTATGATCGATCTTGTGGAGTGCTTTTTTCAGAAACTGGTTTCTTAAGAATAGTAGCGAGCACTGCTTCTTTGTATGTTGCTTGTTTCTTGTCTTCAGCAGCCGCATCTTTGAAGTCTTTCTCTTGTCCAGGCATTCTTAGACACTCTAATTTTTGTTTAAAGTTTCCGTCTTGGAATGAACTTTCGCACATGATGACTCTGTATATGCCAGTGAACGGGCTTTCTTTGCCTGCCAGCGGCCATTGATATAGTCCAGTAGACTCGTCGATATCCACAGGAGTTCTAAATGTAAGATACACAAAGACGTCTCCAGACTCATAGTTCATAGTACCGTCTTCGGTCTGTTGATCATTGGCCACATCAGGTTTTGCAAAATAATTAGCGAAACCACTGTCTACCATCCAATACGGATCTCCAAGAATTTCTAAATTAACCTTGATCATATCAGCACTGCTGCCTGATAAAAACGACTGGTGGAAATTCTCTGCTACTTCTTTGGCCACATCAGTAGCTCCGGTGCCGCCGACAGATTTTTTTAGAAGCTCAGGACTTCTAGTATTTCTAGCGCGGCCACCGGATGCGGCTGCAACTTTTTTAGCATCTGGACCTGTAGGAATTTCTGTGGTTTCTGCTGCTTTCTTTCCAGTTCCGCCGCCGGTATTTGGATCTGATGCTTTTCCAGCTTTGTTTTCCGCTGAAGGATTAATACCGCTATAAAACAAATTGTCAATCTGAATATCAAACTTCAATACATCTACGTTAGCTCCGGTATAGATATAATTGTAGGCCTTGACAATCTTTTTCTGTAATTCCGGATAACCAATAGGAGTGGTGCTAACGCTGGAAAACACAGTGTGGTGTATTTGAAAAGGTAATACTCGATAGGTAATTTTTTTAGCAAAATCTCCAGTCTTCTCGTCGTAATCTAACATTTCTACTTGTACATCTATTTTCCACCATTTAATAAATCCCAAATTGCTGACAGCATTTTGTTTAATCACAGCAGCTTTGGCGTATTCAGAGCTTAGAATTATTTGATTTATGATTGATGTAACTGTTTGACCCTGCGCGAATTGAAATGTACGTTTTTTAGGATCAATGGTCATGTTATCTCTAATAACAAGGCCCTTGTCATCAACTGAGTCATCTCGTTTCTTAAAAGGAAAATTACCGCCGTCGGCTGCGGTAAATCCAAATTTAGAAGCTCCAATAACATTAGATTCAAAATCTGATATAAACTGCACTTTTGTTCCGGGGATGATGTTTTTATCCTTGTTATTGGGATCTTGTGTGGCTGAGTTTGTTTTTGTTATTTTAGCAGCTCTCGTAAATTCTGCACTGTTGTTAGGAAATTGTATGTCATATACGTCGGGGATTCCTATTTTTCCGTCTTTGACTAATTTTGCTTCAATGCCGTTTAGTACTGATGCCAGTCCCTCGGCGCCGGCTTGCAGTGCCTCTTCGACCGTGCCTTTTGGTCCAACAGTTATTTTTACGTCGTTGAAAATTGCATTAACTGTATCTGCAAATCCCGAATGATTATACGGAACTCCGACTACCTTATAAGAACTGCCTTGTTCAGTGACTGTGAATTTTACGCTGGTTAATTTCAATACGAAAAATTTAGGTAATACAGAGCTTAACTTAACTCCGCTTTCTGTCCATCCCTCAAAATCTAATCGTAAAACATAAGGACAATTCTCGAGGTAATCAACATACCCCGCTTGTTTTGCTGCTACCTGTAGACTTTGTAATAACAATCCCATGCTATACGGTTCGTAGATATCAAATTCAAAATTCACAGCATTGCTGTTGCCGGTACGTTCGTTGGCTGCAACTACCGCTTTCATCACAAAATTATTGACAAAATATTCTGGAGTTCCGGACGCGGTTCGTACTCGCTGAGAAACGATTTTTAAATTTGCAGTATCTATTTTTATACCATCAAATCGGCCACCGGAAGAAAATACAACATTTTCTAAATCGTTGGGATTTTTTCTATATAGATCCGGATTGTTAAATTGCTTAGGTGTTAGAACAGCCAACGTCCATAATGGACTATAAGATGCAAAATTTTCTAAAGGATTGTATACTACATTTTGTAAATTAAGAGCAGCTGATATTGGACTGTTGGGGTCTGGCAAAACTTTACTCTTGCCATCTTTGATAGGATCTGTTGCTCTAGCTTGAGACTGGTTAGTAATAATTGCTGCAAGTCCGTTGGGTATTACCGTGGTCACTGGATCCAATAAGGCACGAGTACCGTCTGGTTTTATAAATGCTGCTACTTCTCTACCGAGATCTCTAACGGCCATATTATACTCCTAGGAATTGCTGTAGACTTGATCTCTTAGGAATGTAGATAACAACACCTGGTTCAAAATCATATATGGGATCTTTAATTACGCTCATATTTCTTTGTACAAATACCCACCATAGTTTAGAAGTACCGTATAGATCGTATGACAACAGATCAGGACGATGCTTATACTGGTTTTCTATGACATACCTAAAATCGTCTGCTTCGGCTGGAACTGGTCTTATTGATAATAATTCTAGGTAAAGATTATTTGCTGGCGTATCGGCCCAGGGAGAAGTTTTTAGATAAGTTGCCATATTAGATGTATCCTACTCCGCTTGGAGTTGTTAGTTGTCCGCTAGTATAGGCTTCTAAGCTAAAGTTTCTTAGATTTCGTCTATTGTATAATGGTTGCACTGTTACACTGATAGTACTCATTATTGGCACCCATGTGTTGGTTCCGAAAGAATCACAATTTATATAATTTACGTCGTCCTTGAGGTCCACTGAAAAAGTTTTAATGATCACAGGAACGTTGTTGAAAATACTAGATCCGTATCCTGATAGATGACAGATGATTGGAGGAGAGCCGGCATT